ACAAGAATTTGCAGATAAGGCCGCTGATTTTAATGACAGGCTAGAAACGCTTCAAGAAAAGGTTGGCGATCTTTCAATGACACTGGTTGAAGCACTTTTGCCGGTTCTTGAGTCTTTGATTGGCGTAATTGAGCCGCTTGTAAATGCGTTTACTTCTTTGCCGCAACCTATGCAAACGTTGATCGCGTCTGTTGGGTTGTTAGGTGGTGCGCTGCTTATCTTGTCGCCTTTTATCGGCCCTATTGTTGCCGGGTTTACGGCTTTAGCAGGGCTGCAGATAGGTGCAACCATTGCGGGTTGGCTGCCAGTCCTTGCGGGGCTGGCCGGAACACTTAAAGCTGTTGGTTTAGCGATTGTTGGGATCCTATCGGGACCGGTTGGGATTGCGATCTTAATTGGCGCCGTAATTGCTGCAATTTTTGTTTTCAGGGATGAAATTGCAAGCTTTTTCACTAGCTTGTTCGATTCATTCGCAGATTTTGCGTCTTCTATTTATAAAATATTTGTGAAACCTTACGTTGATGCTTTTAACAGTGTTGTTGAATTTATAAAAGGGGAATGGTTGGGGTCAATCACTGAAGCGTTTGGAGGCGTTTTGACTTGGCTGGGCGATACTGGAACTTCACTTGTTGAGTTGCTTCTTTTCCCTTACAAGGTGGCAGGAGCCTTTATAACTGATATCTTCCCTGGACTTCTTACAGATGCTCTCGGCGGTGTTATCGAAGCTATTGGCAGCGCATGGTCAGCATTAGTTAATTTTCTGCAAAAGCCTTTTGATGATGCAGTCTCATTTGTACAATCTAATTTCATTGGTCCGATAGGTAATGCAGTTTCTAACGTTGTTAACGCTGTTGGCAAAACTTGGAGCGATCTGACAAAGCCATTCCAAGAGCCATTTGAGGCTACTATCAAATTTGTAGACAATAAATTTATCAGTCCACTGGGTAAAGTCATTTCAAGTGTTGTCAAGGCTATTGGAGACGCATGGAAACCCATTGCTAAGTTTTTGACTGTTCCATTTCAAGCTGTTGTTGATTTCTTAAACAATACGTGGAGCGGATTGGGTGAAATTGTTGCGTCTCCATTTACCGCCGCTGCAAATGCAATTAAAGGCGTTTTAAATTCCGTGCTTGGCGCTGTTGGGAGCGTTATTAACGCCGTCATCGACTCAGTAAATAATCTTATAAAAGGGGCAAACGCTATCGCCAGTGCGGTTGGGATTTCTAGTATTTCTCTGATCGGCAAAGTTAACCTGCCTCAGTTTGCTGAAGGTGGAGTAGTTAAAGGGCCAACGGTTGCTTTAGTCGGAGAAGGTGGGGAACCTGAGTACATTGTCCCTCAATCAAAAGCTGATGGGTTTGTTCAGAACTGGATGAATGGACGAAGAGGAGCGGCAGCCATCCCGGCATTCGCTGAGGGGGGCTTTGTTTCCGCAGGCCCTTCTGCTCCAACGGTTCAAATCACAACAGGGCCGGTGATTCAGCAAGATGGGCAAACCTATGTCAGCAGCGCCGACTTAGAAAGAGCTTTGACAACTTTTGGCAAAAGCATGATTCAGGCTCAGCGGTCAGCCGGTTCACGTCGTTACTTGGGGGCCTAAAATGATCAAAGCAAGAATCCAACTTTTGCGCCTATACGTTGGCACAACAGATGTAAGGCGCTGGCAAAATTACAGCGTAGGGAATAACATCAAAAAACAATATACAGACACAAAGAAATTTAGGTTTATGCCGTTTGAAATTACAAGTGGCACAGAAACCGGGGCCATCAATGTTAGCGCTTTGAGCCTTAACGTTCCCGCCACCCCTGACAATGTTTTTCTTTTTTCTTATGCGTTAGAAGGGGAGTATCTTTGCGACGTTGAAACCTATGAGTTTGATTCTACGCTAGGTGACACGATTACGGAAATTTTACCAGTCTCAAAGCTTTTGGTTACTTCGTACTCTGGACAGATCCAATCAGTTGATTCAAACTTAAAAATGCTTTCTGTTGAGGTTGGATCTTCTGAGCTAGCGGTCGCGGCGTCAATGCCTCCCCGCACGTTCAACAACTTTCTTGTCGGTGTTCCTTTTGCCCCATGAGCATAATCCCGCTCCGCTATCTTTCTTCAACCGTTACAGCAGGCGAAAGCAGAACGCCAGCTGATGCCAGCTCTGCGGCATTTTCAAAGAGCCAAACCGCTGTTCAGCTAGGTGAACCCGTCCCCATTGTTTTCTGTAGGCGGGTTAGTTCCAATGGCGGGGTATTGGTTCGGCCTAAGGCAAGCGAAGCGCGATTTGATGGGGATACATCAGTCACTCCAAACGCTTTAAAGGTTTACTACGTCTTGGTTATAAGTGAAGGCGAATTGCCTGGTGTTCAAATTAGGGACTGTTGGGTTGGTTCATGTAGGCGCGGGACATGGAATCAAAGCTACAACAGGCGGCCTGGCGCATGGTTGCCCGGCAGGGTAAACGCTGAATTGGCGGCAGTTCCTGAGCATTGCGGGACCGGCGGCAGTTATGAAGGGATGACAACAATCTCATTCTTTGAATCTTATCTTGAGTTTTCTAAATGGAGCTTGCAATCGAGTGTGTTCATTCGAGAAGGAATGAAGGTCACGCGGTTGCTTGATTCAACTTTAGGGCCAAGCAATAACTTTGTAGATCTTGTCGTTTATTTGATGCAGCAGTCGAAAGAGATTCCCAACGCATTGATTGATACTGCTCAGATGACTAAAGCCGCGAACTTTGTAAATGCTAATAGTTTGTTTTTCAATGGACAGCTAGAGAAGCCAGCCAACTTGATTGATTGGATTAAAAATGCTGCAACGGGTTTTCTTCTAAAATTAGTTAAGAAAAACGGCAAGCTTGGATTGACGCCTTTGGTGCAACACGCAACAGATTATACTTTCAGCGACAAAAAGGTAAATTGGCTTTATACATTCTTGGATAAGCACCTTGTAATTGATGGGATAGATATTAGTTACGTTTCAGCAGAAGACAGAAAGCCTATCCAGTTTGAGGTGCTTTGGCGTCAGCAACCTGATGATGATATTGGTTATATCAGGTCAACGCTTGTGAAAATGGAAGGGGCAACCGACAGAATCCAGACTTTGGACTTGTCTGCCTTTTGCACAAGTGAATTGCACGCGACCAAGGTTGCGGCGTACAATGTAGCGATTAGAAAGTATGTGTCTCATTATGCAACCATTAGGCTTCGCCCTGGTGATTACTCGGCTCATTTAATTGTTGGCGACATTGTCAGAGTGAGGCTTGCTAATGAAACAAAGCAAGGGCCACAACATGCCCACGATTTTTTGTATCAAATCCAATCAATAAAGGGAAACTTAGACGGCACAACGGTCATAGATTTGATGCACTATCCGTTGAACCAAAATGGTCAATCCTTGCTAACTCTCGGCGTTAAGAATGCAACATCACCGGGCTCAGTTTATAGCCTTGTAAGAAAAGAAATTTCTTGTGATGATGTCCTTCCTACGGACACAACTCTGTTAGTTGATACTGGAATAGATTTCTCTGCAATGCTTTCCGACGCTAACTGGGACGTTTTTAGTGAGAATGCTTTGGCTCTTGAACTTGATGAGCTTGATGACTTTAATATCCCCGATGATTTCTATGAAGGGCCGTTGCCAATTAATAACGAGGGCTTGCAGGTGGTGCCTGGCCTTGGGCTGGGAAACATTGAAGCGGTTGACGCTGACCCGACCTTTGACCCTGAAAGCGAGCCTGTGGCGACATCAAACCAACTAGACAGTTACCCTGATGGAATCAACCCTGAAGCTGTTGTTCAAGAATTGCAGCCAACGCATGAGCGTTGTGGGATCAATACAGGGCTGAATAGAGAAGAAGAAGTGATTCCTGAATCAGGGTTAGACGAGGATGGCAATCCATCAAATGAGGACAGCTTACAGCCGTTTTACCTCCCTTGGGAAAAATGGAGCCCTGGAGCTTTACCCTCTAATACGGCAAGACTTAACGCATTTTCAACTGAGTTATCAAACAAAAAAAATTCGTTGGAGTTGGTGCCTATAAATACATCAACTTGGTTAACTTTAACGCCTGAGCAGTGCCCTTGGGGCGCTGCAGATACTCGCGTTTCTTATTACAGAATTGAAAGCAATGGATCAGAGACATTTATTAAAGGGGTCGCTGGTACTTGGTCGCCTCAATATCCGCTTTATGATGCAGGATATACTTTCAGGCCTGATGACGTT